AACAATTGGAAATCTCCAACTAAACAGTGGGATAAATTAATTTTAAAATTAAGACTATCAAGTCTAGATTTATTTAGTGTAGAGATAGATGTTACTAGAGTGTTTTATTCACTTACAATATTAAATTTTACAATTAAGAATAGGTAATACTCATTACCGTAACACACATTACTATAATCCAGGTGCTCTAAGTATCTGGATTTTTTAATTTAAACATCAGAGATTTAAACTTTATGTGTATATTTGTTTAAACTTAAAAAGTATAAAATATGTCAAACCAACATGAAGAGCAAGAATTAACTCAAGAGGAGTTAGCTGCAAGAAAAGAAGAAATGAAAGCATTCTATGATGATTCATTACCTTATTTAGAATCACAAAGTAAGTATGAAAAGTTCTTAACTGAAATTGAGGAAGCAAGATTTAGAAGAGCAACTATTCAAATCCAGTGGGCTAATATTATGGCAGCTCAGCAAGAGCAAGATACTAGTGACCGTGAACCTGAAGAAAAGAAAGAGGAAAAAGAAACTGCGGAACAAACTTCTCCTACAGCAGAAAGAAAACTTAAAAGATCATAAGTATGGCAACAGTTAACCAAGTTCAGAAAAAGGTTAAGATGCCTAAGTGGGATGTGGTTAAATTTCAGATACTAACTCATTGCTATATTAACCGTATAGTAATGAGTGAGTCTGATTTAAACTGTTTAACTCTATTAAGTTTTAACCAACCAATAGAGCTTACTCATTTTTGTTATGATGCATCTTCTGATGAAGACTGGATATTCAAGTCTTCACAAACTGTTAGAAATTGCATAAACAAAGCTGAGAAGAATGGATTGATAGTAAAAGATCCAAGTAATAAAAAACAAGTGATGTTAAATCCAGCATTGAAAATACAAACAGCAGGTACAATTTTACTTGATTATAAATTATTAGGTTATGAATCCGAAAAAAGCAGCCAGCCTCTATAAAACAATTTCTGAGGAATTAGAAGTTGATCATAATTTAGTAGAAGACTTAATTGAATATGTATATAAAACATTAAGGAAAAATCTTACTAACTTATCCCATCCTAGAATTAATGTAGATGGTTTAGGGCAATTTGTTGCTAAACCATATGCTGTTAAAAAAGGTATTGAAACTATTGAAACAAAATTAATCACACATGATACATCTACATTTGCTGCATATCAACATAAAAAAGTTTTAGAAATAAAAGTTGAAGCTATGAAGAATCTACATGAGATGATTGTTAAAGAAGAAGAAAGAAAAATTAACTTTAAAAAATCTAAAGATGAAACCAAACTTAAAGGAGATTTGGAAGAATAGAACCCAAATCATGGAAGGTGTTAAGAATTCCATTATAAGAGATAGATTTGTTGAGGAAATAGCTGCAGCTAGAATGCAACATTGTAATGCCTGTGTAAGAAAAGATGATAAAGGTGATTCTTGTGCTTTAACAGGATCACAACCATGTTGTCAATTATGTGGATGTTCATTAAAATTTAAACTAAGATCTCTTTCATCAGATTGTCCTGATTTAAGATGGAAAGCTGTAGTATCAGAAGAAGATGAAGACAAACTAGATAAACTTAAATAAGATGAGTATATACTTTAGTGCAACAGATCATACTTACAAAAGCTTAGAAGCTGAAGATAAAGTTAATTGGATAAGTGTAACAACATTAGTTGCTCACTTTAAAAAACCTTTTGATGCTAAGTCTATTGCTGCAAAAGTTTCTAAAAATAAGAGATCTAAATGGTTTGGTATTGATCCAAAGAAAATACAAGAGATTTGGGAAACTGAATCAGATAGAGCTGTTACTATGGGAACTTATTACCACAATCAGAGAGAAGCAGATCTTTGTGCATTATCATCTCTTGAAGTTGACGGGAAGAATATACCAATTTTCATTCCTAATGAAACAACAGAAAGTGGTATAAAACTTGCACCTAGTCAGAAGCTAGAAGAAGGAGTGTATCCTGAACATATGGTATATCTTAAATCTGCAGGTATATGTGGTCAATCAGATTTAGTTGAGGTAGTGAATGGTAAAATAAATATTATTGACTATAAGACAAACAAAGAGATCAAGAAAGAATCATTTGTAAACTGGGAAGGAGCTTCAGATAAATTACAATTTCCATTAGATAGCTTAGATGATTGTAACTTTAATCACTATGCAATTCAGTTAAGTATCTACATGTATATTATGCTTAAACATAATCCTAAATTGAAACCAGGAAAAATGTTTATTCACCATGTTTTATTTGAAGTTGACTCAGAAGATGAGTATGGATATCCAGTTATTAAACTAGATCACAATGGAGATCCTGTAATAAAAGATGTAATTCCCATGGTAATTCCGTATCTTGTAGATGAGGTTAATGCTTTAATGCATTATATCAAAGACAACAAAATAGTAATTAAAAAGAAATAGTATGTTAGTAAGATTATTTGATGTACAAAATGGTGCGGTGATTCCTACAGAGCATTGCTATACACTGAAAGCTTTAAAAGATATCATGGATAATTATCCGGATGATTACTTAAAGATTTATCAGTACTTGTTTTACATGACATGTCCTAATCCAGATATGAATCCATTTTTTCATACTCCGGAGATAGATAAAGAATCTTTAATTCTTCAAGAGATAGAAGCAGAATTTTCTACTGAAGATGATGACATTGCTATTGGTTTGCTATTCTGTCAAAGAATGTATGAAACACCAACATCAAGAGCATATAAAGGTATTGCATCTATGCTAGATAGATTGGCAAAGTTTATGGAAACATCAACACTTACTACAGGTAGGGACGGTAACATGAATTCTATTATTGCTGCAGCTAAAAGTTTTAATGATATCAGAGCTTCATTTAAAGGAGTCTACAAAGATTTACAAGAAGAACAATCCAGCAAAGTGCGCGGAGGAATTGGTTTAGGATATGATCAATAATTATGAGAGAAATATATCAAGACATACCTACATGGGATAATGGTACATGGACTTCTACTGACTTTAATTCCAGAGAAGAATTCTATGATTACTTATTAACCAATGTTTTTAAAGAACCAGGTAAGTATGAGTTTAATGATACTACAGCAAATTTATTTACACAAGAATCTGCAAAGTTTAATAAAGACAAAGTTTATTGTACAGCTCCTTTTAAATCCAAAGATTTTATAAGTTATTGGGATGATCAGAAAGCAAAATGCAGAAGAGGACTCTTGATTAAAGAAAAAGGTAAAGTCTGGTATATGACCAGAGACTACTATATGTGGTTAAACTTTCTACCTATCTTCAACAAAGAAATACAAAAGTTTGGTTTTGCTGATATCCGGGATGCTCAATATCACATGGCTCTATATGAGATACTAGCAGAACTAAACTATAATCACATTGCTATTCTTAAGAAAAGACAGATAGCTTCTTCTTATTACCACATGGCTAAGCTTCTTAACCAACAATGGTTTGAAGAAGGGGTTACTCTAAAGATTGGTGCTAGTCTTAAAGATTACATCAATGAGAAAGGATCCTGGAAGTTTTTACAAGAGTACGCGGCTTTTCTTAATGAACATACAGCATGGTATAGACCTATGTCTCCAGACAAGGTAATGATGTGGCAACAGAAAATTGAGGTAAGAAGAGGAGATAGAAAAACAGAAGTAGGTCTTAAAGGTACTATCCAAGGTATGTCATTTGAGAAAGATCCAACAAATGGTGTAGGGGGTCCGGTTAAATACTTCTTTCATGAAGAAGCAGGGATTGCTCCAAGGATGGATAATACTTATGAGTATATGCGTCCAGCCATGAGATCTGGTTTAACTACTACTGGTGTGTTTATAGCAGCAGGATCTGTAGGGGATTTATCTCAGTGTGAACCATTGAGAAAAATGATTCTATATCCAAATGAAAATGATATTTATTCTGTAGAAACAGACTTACTAGATAATAAAGGTTCTGTAGGAAGATCTGGGTTATTCATTCCTGAACAATGGTCTATGCCACCATACATTGATAACTTTGGTAATTCTCAAGTAGCAGAAGCCTTAGAAGCATTAGATGATCAGTTTGAAAAATGGAAAAAAGAACTTGCTCCAGAAACATATCAGTTAAGGATTTCTCAGCACCCAAGAAACATTGAAGAAGCTTTTGCTAACAGAACTATATCTAAGTTCCCAATGCATCTTGTAACAGCACAACAAAGAAGAATTGAAGATAAAGAATATGCATATGAATTCTTAGAATTAGGTAGAGATGCTAATGGTAAAATACTTCCTGAGCACAGTAACAAAAGACCTATTACAGAATTTCCAATTACAAAAAATACTGAAGATAAAACAGGAGTTCTTGTAGTATGGGAAAGACCTGTTGAGAATCCTACATTCGGAATGTACTATGCTAGTATTGACCCCGTGGCTGAAGGTAAAACAACTACATCTGAATCTTTATGTTCTATCTATATTATGAAAGCTCCTGTAGAAGTAACAAAGGTTACCGGTATAGAAACTGAAACATACATAGAACCAGATAAGATTGTAGCTGCATGGTGCGGAAGGTTTGATGATATTAATAAAACACATCAAAGACTGGAAACAATTATTGAATGGTATAATGCCTGGACAGTAATTGAGAATAACATCTCATTATTTATTCAGTATATGATCTCTAGAAAGAAGCAGAAGTACTTAGTACCAAAAAGTCAAATAATGTTCTTAAAAGACCTGGGATCTAATAATTCAGTGTATCAGGAGTATGGTTGGAAGAATACAGGAACATTATTTAAAGCTCACTTACTGAGTTATGCTATTGAGTACACAAAAGAAGAACTTGATGTTGAAACTAAATCTGATGGTACTATTGTAAGAACTAAATATGGTATTGAAAGAATACCTGATATCATGTTATTAAAAGAAATGGCTGCATATTCAGATGGAGTCAATGTGGATAGACTTGTTGCTTTTTGTGCAATGGTTGCTTTCATGAGAATTCAGCAAGCTAATAGAGGTTATTCTAAAAGAGTTATCATGGATGATACGGCTAAAAACTTGCAAAAGTCAGAAAATTTGTACCGTACACAAAAAAGTTTATTTAAGAATATGGGTAGTATTAGATCATCACAAGGAGGTAATAAAATGAGAAGTCCTTTTAAAAATATAAAATAATGGCCTGTG